GCGTAGATACAAAATGCTTAGCAGCTGGAACCGATCTATTGGGGAGATCTTGCTGCGTAATGGATCCCGGATAAAGTTATTCTCAGCCGATCAGCCGGATCGCTTTCGTGGTCCGCAACATCATGGCGCTTGGTGTGATGAGTTAGCGGCATATAGATACTCAGACGCTTGGGATCAATTACAGTTTGGATTACGCTTAGGCGATAAGCCACGCATTATTGTAACTACTACCCCGCGCCCTACCCCGTTAATCCGAGCGCTCGCCAACCGCGATGACGGCTCAGTAGTAATCACTCGCGGATCTACTTTCGATAACGCGGCTAACTTAGCGCCTAGCGCGTTGCTGGAGTTACAGGCACGATACAACAATACCCGGCTAGGTCGGCAGGAACTATACGGAGAAATCTTAGAAGATGTAGAAGGCGCGTTATGGACTAAAGGCTTGATAGATCGCAACAGGCTAGATAAAGCACCAAATTTGGCACGAATTGTTGTATCCATAGATCCGGCAGTAACGAATACCAAAGACTCTGACGAAACCGGAATAGTCGTGTGCGGATCTGACGCGGCTGGACATGGCTACCTGCTGGGAGATTACTCATTTCGGGGATCGCCGCTTGATTGGGCTTCGAAGGCAGTATCGGTGTTTGATGAGTTTAAGGCTGACTCGATCCTAGTAGAAGTTAATCAAGGTGGAGATATGGTTACTAGCGTTCTCCAACAGATCCGGCTTGGCTTACCGATCCGAGAAGTGCGAGCGCATGTGGGCAAGAGACTCCGAGCTGAGCCGATAGCGGCTATGTATGAGCAGGGGCGTATTCACCACATTGGCGAGTTCGCGCAGCTAGAAGATCAAATGACTCTCTGGACTCCGGAAGAAGTTAATTCACCGGATCGCCTTGACGCTATGGTTCAGGGTTTTGCGGATCTTCTTGGTACTATTAATGTTGCGAATTACTTTGGAGCGCTCGCTAATTTCTGCCGGAAGTGCGGATTACCAATGCCGAAGTCAATGAGCCATTGTAGTAAGTGCGGAACGGCTATGATAGCGCCGGATAGTAAGGGAGTATAATGGCAGTCGCGTATAACACAATAATAGATCAAGGCGCAGATTGGTATTTGACGGTAACTTATGAAAACCCGAACGGCACTCCGATCAATATTACTTCTTACACTTCTGCCTTACAGATCCGTTCGTTACCTTCTGATCCGACAACAGTATTATCGCTTTCTACGGGAAGTGGGATTACCATTACCGGAGCAACAGGAACAGTTGCGGTCCATGCTACCGCCACGCAGACAAGAGCGATAGACGAAGGCACTTACTACTATGATTTAGAAATTACCGCGCCCACCGGCGTAGTAACCCGATTAGTGCAAGGGCAGGTTGTTGTGAGTGCGGAAGTGACTCGATGAGCGAAGATGTAATAGTAGTTCAACCGGTAATCAATCAGATTACTGTCGCAGCTCCGGGTCCGCAAGGTCCGGCTGGAGCCTTCACGCCAAGCGATATCGCTTATACGCATACGCAATCAGTATCAAGTGCGACATGGACCATAAATCATAATCTAGGCTTCCAACCGGTAGCAGTTGTATTAGACTCTGCCGGAACTCAATGCGAAGGCGCTATTTCTTACCCAAGCGTTAATCAAATGGTGATAACCTTTACAGGTGCTTTCACCGGCGTAGCATACATAGTTTAGGAGAACACACATGGCACGCAAGTTTCTAGTTTCAATAGATTTAAGCAAGAACGAATTACAGAACGCGGCAATACAGAACCTTGCTTCGGCTCCTGCTGCTCCTGCCACCGGGCAGATTTACTTCAACACAGTTGATGCTGCGCTTTATATCTACAATGGAACGCGTTGGGAAATTGCCGGTAACGCAATTCTTTCCGGGCTGCTTGCTTCTCGACCATTGGCAAACGCGGTAGATGCTGGAACTATTTTTTATGCTACCGACACTTATCTTTTTTATTACTCAGACGGATCTACTTGGACACAGACAAACGCGTTCGGAACCGTAACTGCGCAAACTTCTTATGGTGCTTCTAGTGGTAACGGATCCGCGACTACTTATGCTCGCGCAGATCACACTCACGGAACTCCGGCACTCGGAACTTCAACGCCAAACGCAATTTCCGGAGCAGCTGGAGCAGCTGGATCCGCGAGCGTTCCTTCGAAAGAAGATCACACACACGCTTTCACGCCAAGTCAAGATCTCAACATGCAAGGCTTCAAACTCGGCAACTTGGCAACACCAACAGTAAGCACAGACGCAGCTACTAAGCAATATGTTGATGATGTTGCGCAAGGTCTAAATATTCACGCAGCTTCCTATGCCGCAACTACCGCTAACCTTAACGCGACTTATAGCAACGGCACTAGCGGCGTAGGAGCAACATTAACTAACGCTGGAACGCAAGCTGCTTTCACTACTGACGGCACAACGCCTTCGGTCAATGATCGTATTCTTGTAAAAAATCAAACTACTACTTCTCAAAATGGTATTTACACACTTACCACAGTAGGTAGCGGATCTGTAAACTGGGTGCTTACTCGCGCAACCGACTTCGACACCGCAGTAGAGATCGCCGGCGGTGACTTTACTTTCGTAGATAACGGAACACTTAACGCCAATACAGGCTGGGTAAATGTTGATGAAGTAACAACAGTAGGCACAGATCCTATTGAGTTTCAACAGTTCTCCGGCGCTGGAACTTATACTGCTTCCAACGGCGTATTACTCACCGGAACTAACTTTACTTTCGCCCCTAGATCCGGATACGGCTTACAAACAGGAGCAAGCGGCGCAGAAATCAAACTCGCTACTACTTCCGGACTTAATCTATCTTCTGATCTAGCAGTAGGCGCTGGTAATGGTATTTCAGTTCTTACCAACACAGTAGCCATTGACTCAGCAGTAGTCGTAAGTAAGTACGCAGCCAATGTCGGTGACGGATCTGCTACTTCTTACACAATCACACATAACCTAAATACTCGTGATGTAATAGTAAGCGTCTATGAAGCAAGCGGATCATACGCAGAAGTAGTTTGCGATGTTTTGCATGCTACCGCCAATACTGTTACGCTCGCATTCTCTGTTGCCCCTACACTCAATCAATATCGAGTAGTCATACACGCATAGTAAAAAAGGGAGATACACATGGGTCTTCGTGACCGTATCGCAAAGGCATTACTGGCTGGAGACTTAGACAAGAAGCCAAACCTGCCGGCTGGTGCTACTACCATGTCGGAAAACGATATGCGTAACGCAGCTCTTAATCAGATTGCGCAGAACTACGGCAACTCGAACCCATTACCGCGTAACCCTTGGTTGAACATGGTTCCGTTCGGTCCGGGTATGCCGATTACTCCGGGAGCAATTAACCCTTTACGCCCTGACGGCAGACCGGATCCGCGCCGCTACGAATACCAAGTAGCGCAAAACATCAACATCACCGAAACACGCCTTGTTCCTTTTAAGACTCTGCGAGCTGCGGCAGATCAGATAGATATTTTGCGGCGTTGTATCGAAGTATTGAAGAGCAAGATTACTGGGCTGGATTGGGATATTGTTTTAGGAACAGACGCTTCCGAAAAGATCGCAGCAGAGTCCGGCGGGGATCATGTTCGCGCTATGGCGAAGGCTCGCCAAGAATATACCGATGAGATTAACCGCATTAGAACATTTTGGGAGAACCCGGATAAGGCAAACGGGCTTACCTTTTCGGATTGGTTAATGATTGCTTTAGAAGAGATCCTAGTTATTGACGCTTGGGCAGTTTGGCCACAAATGAGTGTCGGTGGAGATCTCTACGGCTTACAGATCCTTGACGGATCCACAATTAAGCCATTACTGGATGATCGCGGTATGCGCCCTATGCCGCCTAACTCAGCTTTCCAACAGATCCTATACGGCTTTCCACGCGCCGAATTTACTGCGAATGACGATGATCCGAAGGCAGACGGCGAATTTACGGCTGATGACTTGGCTTATATGGTTCGTAATCGCCGCACAATTAGCGTATATGGGCAATCTCCAACCGAGCGAGCGCTACCCCTAGCCGATATTTACTTGCGCCGCCAACAATGGATTAGAGCCGAATACACAGACGGCGTATTGCCGGAGCTGATGTTCGAGACAGATGCTACTTGGGGAACTAATCCGGAGCTGCTACGCGCTTACGAAAATATCTTTAATGACGATCTATCCGGGCAAACCGAACAACGCAAGCGCGCTCGCTTATTGCCTAGCGGTATGAAGCCGGTTCAATACGAAGGCTATGGCGAGAAGTTCAAAGACACGCTCGATGATTACTTGATTACTTCGATTTGCGGACACTACGGAGTCCAACCGGCAGAAATCGGCTTTTCTCCTAAAGGCGGACTCGGTGGCGCTGGATTTGAAGAAGGTAGGGCTTCGAGCGCAGAAGCAATCGGTGCGCAACCGCTTGTAAATTGGATCAACAGAATGCTAACTAATCTTTCTTACACTTATCTCGGTATGCCACGCGAATTAGAGTTTAGAATGATGACTTCTAAGCGACTAGATAACGAAGAAAACGCTCGCAAGGCTCAGATCGAAGTTACAAGCGCCGGTAAGACTATCAACGAACGCAGATCCGAAATGGGCTTGCCTTTACTAGATACTCCGCAAGCAGATATGCCGCTATTGGTTGGTGGCGCTGGGATTTATCTATTCTCACCTGACGGCATTATCAATGCTGCTGATGTTGTGAGCGCTCCGGCTCTTGCTGGACCCGAAGCAACTCCGTCAGCTCCGACTACGGAAGTAGGAGAGAAGCCGCAGGTAGAGCCAAGCGCTGAGCAAGAAGAAACAATAGAAGAAGAAGTCAAGGCATTTCTAAAATGGGCAAGTAAAGGCAAACGCGCTCGCCAATTTGAGTTCTATGAGATAGATCCGGTAGTAGGAGAAGCGTTAAATCGTTGCGCGTTCGAAGGAGATCTCGATACCGCTCGATCTATTGCTAAAGCGTATATCTCATGATTTGGGGCGCTCATCAGGCAGACGGGCGCATAGCTGCGAATAACGCTCGAAAGATCCGAGCTGCGTTGGGGCTGGAGATCAATGCCCGGCAAGTGTATGACCGCTATCTTGAAACTCAACCTACCGTAAGCGACAACATAGCCCAAGATCGAGCCAAAGCCCGCGCATGGGCGATGCTAAATGTCGGACTTAACGAAGACGCTTTATACCAAGTCTTATCTAGGCTATGGGCTGAAGGCGTGGTTACTGGATACGCGGCTGCGGAAGAACTGATAGCACAACTAGAACGCCGGAGATCTCGTAAGATCGCTAAAGAAAACACTTATATTGATTGGGCAAACTGGAAGCCCGGTGACCTAGCTGCTGCGGCGCTGGTCCGACCTAAAGGCGCTTTAGCACGCTTACTGGAGCAAGCTGCGGTTAGCATTAGATCCTTAGCGAAAGAGACTTACAATGAACTCGGAACAGCAATTGCAGACTCTTTGGCGGTTGGCTTGTCTCCGGAACGCGCAGCCAAACTCATTAACGACAAGATCCGGAACCCAAAGCGATCTCTTACTATTGCGATTACTGAACTTAACCGCGCTATGTCTGCCGCCGCAATCGAACGATACAGACAAGCCGAAATAGAATATATGGAGTGGTCGGTTAGCGATCCTTGCCCTATTTGTGCGCAGAACGCTGGTCAAGTAGTTCAAATGGGTGGAACATTCAACTCCGGATCTACGCAACCGCCCGCACACCCAAATTGTCGATGTGTTTTATTACCGGTAATTCCGGAGTATGACGATAACGGGGTCATAGATGTCGCGCCTAAAACTGCTAAGATTACTGCCCAAGATCTTGCTCGATTAGACGCAGCTCTTGAAAACATAGAAATAGAGTGGGTGAATTTATAGTGGCAGACAGTTTTGTTCCACCCGCCGGAGCTGCTGCTGCTGCGAAACGCGCTATCAAATGGATCGAAGAAGGTAAGGCTGGATCCGGATTTACTTCTACGGGTAGAACTCGCGCAGGACAGATTGCCCGCCGCGAAGCAATCAGTAGAGATACGGTTATGCGTATGGTGTCGTTCTTTGCGCGACATGAGCCGGATAAAAAGGCAGAAGGCTTTAGCGCCGGAGAAAAAGGTTATCCTTCTCCCGGTAGAGTTGCGTGGGATGCTTGGGGTGGAGATGCTGGAAGATCTTGGGCCAATAGAACTGCTGAGTCAATTAGAAATAAGGAGAAAGCACCAATGACCGATTTAACTACTTCGTATTTTGCGATTGAGAAGGCAGATCGAAACGCTGACGGAACACTTATGGTGTATGGCAAGGCTACCGATGACTCAGTTGATATAGATCAACAAATTTGTGACGCTTCTTGGCTGGACCGCGCTATGCCTGATTGGTTTAAGACCGGCGGCAACATTCGCGAACAACATAGTTCTATCGCAGCTGGAGTTGCGAAAGAATATGAAGCCAAATCAGACGGGCATTATATTCGAGCGCTGGTCGTAGATCCGATCTCAGTTCGCAAAGTAGAAACCGGCGTTCTTAAAGGCTTCTCTATCGGTATTAAGAACCCACGCGTAGCCCGCGACAACAAGGCTGCCAACGGAAGAATTATTGACGGGCAAATTGTAGAAGTATCGCTAGTGGATCGCCCTGCTAATCCGAACTGCCAATTAGTTCTTGCTAAATCAACTTCCGCAGACTCAACTCTAATTATGGTAGAAGATCTAATAGAGAAGAAGGAAGAGCCGGATTACGAAAGTATCAATGTCGGTGGCGCTGGATCCGAACCCGCAGATAAAGAACTCTATAACCGCGTTAAGGCAGAAGCCAAGGATAAGTTCGATGTTTATCCTTCTGCGGTAGCCAACGCATGGGTAGTCCGAGAGTATAAAAAGCGCGGCGGTAAGTATAAGAAAAAGACTAAGAAGAGCCTTACTAAGTGCTTAGAGTGCGGTTGTAATCAACCCGAAGTAAGCCATGGCGGCGGTCCAACACTATTGCCTGACGGCACTATTACCGCACACATGAGTACTGCCGACATTATTTCCCCTACGGAAACACCAAAGTTTGCCCTACAATCAGACAGTAATCTATCGACAGGAGCGGATCCAATGGAGCAGGTTAAAGAAATATTAGATCTTTCCGCCGCCTACAAGAACGCAGACCTGCTAAAGTTCGACAAGAAGACATACGACACGGCGCGTACGGCTCTCGCTCAACTCATTGCTATCGAAGCAGAAGAAATGGGCGCTGGATCGAACGAAGAAATGTCGTTACAACATTTACTATCCGCAGTACATCACCTTTTTGCTTGGTACGAAGGTGAAGAAGCAGAAGGAGAGATCATGCAGGAGACAGAAATCGAAATGGCTGCCGATACAAAGAAAATGGATCTGAAGCCGAAAAAAGATGAGTCAATGAAAGAGTTTATGAGCCGGTGCAAGAGCATGGGCATGAACGAAAAAGAAATGCGCGAGTGCGCTGCTAAGTTTTACGGCAAAGAAGCCGAGAAAATGAAGATGGAAGACGAAGACGAAAAACCGGCTAAGAAAAAAACCGACAAAGAAGATGACGAAAAGAAAACCGGTCATAAGTCGGTAGAGTCCGAAGACGCAGCTCCGGAAGCAGTAGAACCGGATGTCGTA